AACGTTAGATTTTATACCACCACCTGCAATATATTTTACAGTAAGTGTTGTTGATTTTGGTGCTTCACCATATTGTCTAGTAAACATAGTGTTTGCAGGGTCAAATGCAATATCAACATAAGTTGTACCATTCATATAATTTTGAACTGTATTGCCATACGGTAAACCTAAACCTACGTTTTCAGGATTTGGTACTATAAGCTCATCTGGTTGTGTTGATATTCCAGCACCAAACCATAGTTGTGTCAAGTTGTTAGCTTTTACGTGAGTAGTAAATCTTCTTCCTGTTCTTCTTAATTTAAGAATATAAGGAGCATCATAATTATAGGCTGACATAGACGGGTCTGCTGTCCAGTTGTTGGCTACATCTTCAAATATATTATCTTGAGCAAGGTATGCAACCTCATTCCATCTATTATTATCAGAATCTCTGACGTCAATTACAGAAACTACATCATTTGCTCCTAATGTTATTTTATCGAATTTTTTAGGTACAGTAAAAACAAAATCTTCTGTTTCTAATTTTCCTGCCATTGCACTTACTTCTTTTTTCAATAGATAATAAGTAGGCTCTCCACTTATATCATCAATTTGATATACAGATACTTCAGTTGGATATGCAGAGCTACTAGCTTTAAAGTCAACTGTATCTTGAGTTATAAACTCATATTCTCCCGTTGTCACAGTCATACCTTCTGAAATTTCCATAGCATATCTCATATCTGGTGTAACATTACCAGGAGCAGTACTAAATGTTGCCGGTACAATTTGATATACACTTAATTCTGCCAATGAAGGTACTGATGGTTTTGTTTTATATCCAAGAGCTCTTGCTATATCGACCACGTTTGCTCGCTCTTCGGCATGCATTAATAAACTTTCTTTTAACTGGTCGTCAACATAATATGATAATACATCACCTACATACGAAGCCATTTCTATAAACATCATACCTGGTGAGCTTTCATTAAAGTCATTATATGTTTCTGGGAAGTATGATTTTGCGTAATCTATTAAATCACTTCTAAATCTCCCAAAATCTTTATTAAGATATTTTATATCTCGTATTTCTTTTTTATCTAAATTACATTCGTTAGCCATTATAAGTCACCTATCTCTAATGCGATTGATTGTAAATCCATAGTATTACCTTTGAATAAAGTCCAATCTATTTTTATATTCATTCTATTTTCATTTGTATGAGGCTGCTGTACTTTTACACTTTTTAAATCAACATACGGAATCCAAATTTCGATTTGTTCTTTTATTAAATCTTCTAAATCTTCTCTTAGTCGCGGCGTATTTGGTTCAAATAAAGATTTCCAAGTATCACAGCCAAAGTTTGGATGCATAGGTCGCTCACCTCTATTTGTTAATACTAAATTTATGATGTTTGACTTTGTTTGTTCAACTGTTGTATATGATTGATGAAAGTCTCCACCATTATTTGCTTTTGTACTAGAGTTATGAGGTGTTTGACCTGTAGTTGCTGAGTAAGCATTAGAGCTACCAGATGGTATTAACGTTTCATAACTATATCTTCTTTCAGCGCTTGTATCGTTTGTAAGAGGTAACGTTAATCCTATTGCTACATCTCTTTCAAAATCTAATGGATTAAATTTATATATAGGTCTTTTTCTCATTATTTTTTAAATCTTTTTACTAACTCTGAATAATCTCTTGTTAAAGCTTTGTCTAAACCATTACTTAAACTTTTAACGTCAACAGGTCTATTATTTACATCTGTCATTTGAGTTGCTGGTGATATTCCATCTTGCATTCCTGCAAATTTATTTCTTAATTCATTTACAGATACTTCAGGGTAAGCTTCAAATTCACCAGAAGCTTTAGTCTCATTTAATACTTCGTTTAATAAAGTATTTTTTGTATAATTTTTTGGTACCCTTGTACGAACCTGTGATTTTGCTTTTTTATTTTCAAGTATATTAAGTGCTTCATTTATTTCATTTTTAACTGCAGATTTTATTTCTCGTTTTACAACCTCTCTAACAATTTTTACTAATTCTTTTTTTGTCATATTATAACTCCTTTATTTACAACAAGAATGGTCTGGAAGACATTTTTGACCTTGTTCCATCAATTCACAATTATGTGTAGTAGTTTGTGTAACACCACATTCTGTAAATAATGATAATACTAGGGCTAATAGAGTTATTACTATTAGTATTTTAAATACATTTATTTCGTTCCAATCTTTCATTGTTTTTCCATATTATTTTATTTATATATAAATATCTAGAAGATAGGTTTTTATATCCACGGACCTGATGCACCTGAGCTAGTATTTGTCCACATACCTGTACTAATCCAATTGGCTATAACGTTTCCGCAATCTGTTGCCCAAGCCGTATGTGGTGCACCACTCATGCCAGTAGCAAATGTTTGTTCAATAGGACATCCACTGGGGGGTACTGCAGCAAATGCTGGTAAACATCCAGGTGCGTATGTTGCATAAAACGTATCTATTGCAGACTTCAGTACACTTCCTGCACTATCACTATTAGAACTCCACCCAGAAAGTGCACCGTACATTGCAGACTCAGCTGCAGCAATAGTAACTGATGGTGGGAATATTGAGGGTGAACCAAGCTTAATTGATTCTGCCCAAGCTTTAGCTGTACCTGGTGAAGCTGCCACAGAATCACCTTTAACACCTACGTATGTAGAGCTAGCCGGGTCAAAATATTTTGACATGTTATTTACAAATAAAGGAACTATAAAAGGCATTATTGTTTCATTGCTTCCATTTGTGCTTTTAACATAGAATATGTTACAGCTTGTACAGGAGGCCCTGACATTCCGCAAGCAGTTGGATGTGTCTCTTGTATAAGTTGTGTTAACATTTCAAGTATAACATCTGCTAGTGCACTTACATTTAATTTCCAAGTTGCTGTTGAAAGACCTATTTCTTTTTTAGCAGAAAGTATTATGTTTTCTTTTTTAGAATTAAAAATAAGTCTATCTGAATTTATTATTACTTGAGAAGTTCCTGTATATCCACTTATAGGTGTCATTGGTAATACAGGCCCTGTTGGTATTGTGACTGTTTCATCGGCTATTGCGTTGGCAGGTTTTAAATCTATTTTCTGAGATTTTGTTAATACTATTGTTGAATCATTATCATTAACATCTTCAATATGAGAATCACCTGTATCAGCATGGCCGTTTGATATAAACATTATTGGGTCACCGTCGGTCGAACCTACTGACCAAGTATTTTTTGGTTTGCCTGATAATTGTGTAGAACCTAATCTAATACTATTATCAAATCTACCTTGCATTATTGTATCACCTTCATAATGTTGTACTGGCGATATATCTTTTTCTGAGAATGTATCACCTAGTGTGTCATTAATAAAGTTTTTTGGATTAAAACCTACATTAGGTACAGCATTAGAGTTAATATCACCCCACATCTGTACTACTGATAGCCAATAATATCCAATTTCTTTTGGATTTATTTGTGCAGCTAATGTAGATGCTTTTAACAGTACTACTATCTCACCTTTAAGTGGATATGAAGTTATGTTTTTATATAAAGGCGGAATCCAATAACCTTGTACTTCATCAGCAAATGAATAATCTACCTGTTCACCTAAAAGCTTTACTTTAGCATAGCCTAAATCAGCACCTGGTGTGTCTTTCCTATACCATGGGTGGTCTGGATTCATTACTACATCTAAAACCTCACCACTAGCAACCATAGGGCTTACAGCAGTATTAGCATTTGTAAACTTTGCAGGACTACCTTTCTCTGCCATTATTTATTATCCTCTAAATCTTGAACTGAATCTAATAATTGTTTTTTCTCCTGTTCAGTTAATAAACTTACTGTGTTCTCATTTTCACTTCTTGTCATTGCTCGTTGAACAATTGCAGCCATCTTAATTAAGTGCTCATCATTTTTTACAGCAACTTCTAAATACTCCTTTATTATTGGTACAAGTATTGTTGCATCACCCATGTTTTTAATCATAGGTTGTAGTTGTAAAATTAATTCATTGATTTGCTTTTCTTTTTTAGTAGAATTATTATATATGTCTTTAAGTAAACCTTCAAAAGATTTACCTTCAAATATTTTGTCTTCGCTTAATGTCATTGCTTAACTCCTTTATATATAAATATACAAAACAAAAAACCTGGAGCTTTCGCCCCAGGTTTAATTATTGTAATAGCTTAGTGCTTACTTCTTAACAAAGAATGACATTACAACGACTAAAACAACTAGTCCTGTAAAACCGCCTGTACCAAATCCATTTACTAGACTTGTTAAGTTAGCGATAACATCCATTCCGAATACTGAACCGCCTGTTAAAACATACCATAAAATCGTTACTGGAAGTACAGCCATTAAAACTGAACCTAGTCCTGTAAAGAATCCTGTTATGTATTTTATTACATTTTCCATAGTACTATCTCCTATTCGTTTACTTGTTTTGTGGCAAAATTGCCAACCTGTTTAACCTATTAAAGCGCGCTTGCCTTCAGTTAATAATTAGAATTTAAGACCAAACCCTAAAGTAAGGTTTGTAGTCTTAGCTCCTGAATCGTAAACAATTTTAGGGTCAATGTATACCCCTTTATGTACTGTAAACATTTTACCAACACCATATTTAATACCTTCGGTGCTTGCGCCATCTGTCGCTACATATACAAACAAATTGTTCATATAGTATCGTGCATGAAGGTTGTACTCCATGTCTGCTGTTGAGTCTGCTTGTGATACGGACATTCCAACCATGATGTTATCTGTAACACCATATCCTAATGTTGGACTAACCGCCCATTCGGTCCAAGCAACGTTTGCAACGTCACCAGTACCAACATACCAGTCTCCTTGTGTTTGGGCTTGAGTTGTGAACAAAAATCCACATATCAAAGCCATTGTTAAAATTAAGTTTCTCATAAAATTTCTCCTATTCTATTTAGCTGCGCGCTATTTCTGAGCAATTTGCTCATATTGTTCGAACTTCTCTTTGAAGTCTCGTTTGATTGTGTTTACGACTCGAGAAATGTCTTGTGTTTTTTCATCTGTCATTTCTCTTATCAAAACATACAATGCCTTTTTATTATACTTTTCTATATTATCTCTTCTTCTAAATAACTCCATAACTGCATAAGCTATTTTTATATCTACTGTTTTTGAAAATCTATTTTCTATTTGTTTATCATAACTTTCTACAAATAAATCTGTAAAATCTTTAAGTGATTCTTTTCTTGAACTTTGTATTTCTTCGTTAATTATGTCTCGTTGTCTATCGACTGCTAAAAGATTATCCTTTGACTTAAGTAATTTATATGCTTTGTTATTTGTTTGTATACAATAATTTTTTGCAACAATACTAAAATAAGAAAAAGCTCTGCCTTTAGATTCTGTAAATTTTCCAAGCTTTTGTAATAAAAATCCTATCACTTCATATTGTTTATCTTCAGTTGTACCATTCATATAAGGAAATTTAAACCTATTAATTATATTTTGCGCTAATTTCCAAACAGGATAATGTATATACTCTGAATACACTTTGTTTCGTTTATTCTGGTCTTTATCTTTATTGTATGCAATAATAGCTTTTTCTGTTACGGGTGTAAAGTACATTTTATTTTTTCTTTTTCTACCTCGTTTACTTTTGCTGTTCATATATTCATGAAAATCACTTTCATATTTTTCTACATTTTTATAAAACTCATCTATATATTTACCCTTCAACTTCTCCCCTCAATATCTCCACAGCGGATTTGATACTTTCAAATACAGTACCTATCTCATCATCAGATTCAAATGCTCCTCTAGAATCTATAACTTTAATATCTTCATATGTATCTTCAACTTTTCTTCGAAATATAGATATTAAAGTTTGTTGTTCAACAAATGCATCACTAATATCTTCGTTTTTTCTTAGAAGATTTACGTTAATATAAATTGATGTTAATAATAATACTGAAATTGTTATAATTGTAATTGTCATTTTTTATCTCCAAATAGACCTGCAAATAAATCATCAACGGATTTGTTTTTAGTTGCTGTATCTAAAGAAGTCTTTTTATATTTTTTGTTTGAAGCTTTTTTAACTTCTCCTTGAACTTTATTTATTTCACCTTC